CCAACAACGCCTATAACGTCAACACTGACGGCACGCTGAACAACAACAACGTGTACAACGCTAACTTCGCGGCTCGGCCCGCTCTGATGGAATACCGCGTACAAGTAGCCGAAAGGCAAAAGCAGAGGACCATCATCAAAGGAGGCTATATCCTATCGTCTGCCCAACGTGCGGCACGCCCGTCACGGAACCTGGCGGCTTTTCCCTGGGGGCAAGCCACACCGGGAGGCAGGGGATAAACACATGGTATCGACGCTGTCCGACCCGTTACCGGGGACCACCCCGGATACCTCTGCGGAGGGAGGTGCGGCTGGCTATCAGCGATGCCCCAGCGCTCCACCATCCGCCGGAGACACACGAGGAGGATGTGTGAATATGACCTATGAAGAAATTTGCTCGTTTGAAACGCTCTGGACTGCGTATCTGCGTGCCAGACGGAACAAGCGAAGCAAGCGAGGGACGGCAGTCTTTGAATACAGCGCAATCGAGGAACTGCTGATACTCTCGAAATCTCTTTTGCAAGGGACGTACAAACCGGACGAGCTGGAGGCGTTCTTAATCTACGAGCCGAAGAAACGGCTCATCCAGGCTCCCTCCTTCCGCGACAAGGTGGTACAGCACGCGCTCACCGACAACGCCATCTACGATGAGCTGAGCCGGAGTCTGACGCTGAACACCTACGCCGCGCAGTATGCGAAGGGCACCCACTTCGGACTCGATATGCTGGAGAAGCACATGAGGACGCACTTTCTGAGGAAGAAGGGCGCGGACGAGGCGGCACGCAAAGCCGCAGGACTTCCCTACCGACCGATGGAGGAGTGGGACTACGCCGACGGAGCAGTAATCAAGGGCGACATCCACCACTTTTTCCAAAGCATCGACCATGAGCGGCTGAAAGCGGCGCTGGCGGAGCGCTTCCCGGATGAGAAGCTCCAGACGCTGATGTTTCAATTCATCGACATGGTGGAGGGACTGGCGCTGGGACACCAGACCAGCCACATCTACGCCGTGTTTTTCGTGCGGAGCGCGATGCACTTTGCCGCGGAGAAGCTGCACCTGCCGCTGAGCGGTATGTACATGGACGATTGGTACGTTATTTGCCCGGACATGAAGACGGCACGGGAGGCTCTCAAGAGGCTACGGGCTGAATTTGCACGACTGGGACTTGAGCTCAATGACAAGACAAATATCTTTCCCTTGCGAAACGGCATCGACTTCTGTGGCTTCCACACTTATCTGACCCAGAGCGGTCGGGTCATCCGCAAGCTGAGACGTTCTTCCATCAAGCGCCGTAAGCGCCGCATCCGTAAATGGGAGGAGCAGTATGCGGAGGGAGAAGTGACACGGGAGAAAATCATGGAAAGCTACGGCTCGTGGGAGGCACACGCCAAACACGGGGACACGCGGCGTCTCCGAGAGGAGATGCGGAAAAGGCTGGACACAGCCCTCGACCGCGCTGAACAGCGCCGGACGGAGCGTGGGGCGGCACCACCTCCGCCGGAGCAATCTTATATCATCGAAGGGAGAACAAAGAAATATGGGACAGTTACTTTCCAACCTGGCGGCAGGCAGCCTCGTGAAGCTGAACGAGAACGGCAAAGCCACCAAATTCATCAAGCTGGACAATGACCACTACGGCACCGGCACGGGCGTGACCCTCATCCGTAAGGATGCGTTCAGTGAAATTGCATGGAACGCATCCGACAGCGGTGCCTACAAAAACCGCTACATGGGCTGCACGCTGGATAATTTCTGCGACGGCATCTGGCCTCAGAAGCTGGACGATGAGGTGAGGGCGTGCATCGTCCCCGTCCCCATCGTGGTGGCGGAGGGCAACCAGGTCTCCACTCTGCACACCCTGTACCGCAAGGCTTTCGCGCTGAGCTGCACGGAGGTGGGGCTGAGCGGCTGGCAGACGGAGGGTACAGCATTCAGTTACTTCTCCAGCAACGCTCTCCGCATCGCCTATCTGGACGAGACGAGCACCGCCGTGTACTGGGGTCTGCGCTCCCCGTACTCGAGTGCCAGCAACGCCTATCACGTCGACACTGGCGGCACGCTGAACAGCAGCGGCGTGTACAACGCTCGCTTCGCGGCTCGGCCCGCTTTTAATCTTAAATCTGAAATCGTTGTATCTGATAGCACAGATGCCGATGGATGCTACACGATTGAAAGCTTGCCCACCGCCGGAGGCGGCGTGTACGTCAAGAACGGCGGCGTGTGGGTCCAGGTCAGCTAAAAGGAAAGAACCAACCGAACACCCCAAGGTCGGGCGGCGGCAACGCCGCCGTCCGACTGACTTTTTCAAGAGAGGAGGCAAAAAAGATATGCCGAGCATCAATGAAATCATCGAGCGCGTGGAACGAGTGAAGCCCTGCGACTATGACGATGAAACGAAGGCGGCGTGGCTCATGGAGCTGGACGGGAAGCTGTGGGCAGAGGTCATCCTGCGGCACCGCACGAGCTTCGGCTCCGGTCTGCACGGCGCGGTGGGCGTATGCCCTAAGTGTGAGAGCGCCGAGGGGCTGGAGTACAACAGCAGGCTTGACGCCAACCGATGCACCGTCTGCGGCTGGAACGACCTGCCGGACATCCCCAGAGCATTCCCGGAGGACGGAGACAAGCCCCTGCTGGTGAAGGCTCCGTATGACAACGTGTACGATATGTACCTTATGGCGATGATAGACCTTCACCGCCACGAAATTGCCAACTACAACAACTCGATGGCGCTGTACAATACGGCGCTGGACGAGTGGAAGAAGCAGTACCACCGCACGCATGAGCCCCTGGGCGTGAGCGGCTGGACGCTTTGAGGAGAGGAGGGAACGATATGAGACTTCCCTATCTGGGCTCCAGCCCCGGAAAGAGCAAGCAGCAAATCATCAACTTCGGCGGCATCCACTACGGTGAGGGTGCCGGTGCCGGACAGCTTGAGGAGAGCTGGGGGCTGAGCAGTGCAAAATTCCCCACTATGAGCCAGAGAGACGGACGCAGGACCGTCGCCAGCTATGAGAACCCCTCCGGGCTGTATGCCAGAGGCAAGCTGTGCGTGGTGGAGGGCGAGAACTTCCTCTACGACGGCAAGGTGGTGGGACAGGTGGAGAACGGCGAGAAGCAGTTTGCCACCATCAACACCAAAATCGTCATCTTCCCCGACAAGAAGTACTACGACACCGAGAGCGGAGAGTTCGGCAGTCTGGAGGCGGAGTTCACCATCTACCCCGGAACACTGAGCTTTACCGACAAGACCATGACCATCCCCACCGCCTGCTACCGCGATGCGGAGCTGGAGGAGGAAACGGAGGCGGAAATCGCCACCGACAAGAGCTACACGGTGTACGCCTCTGCGAACGTGGATGCCTCCACGGGCACTCTGACGCTGGGCGAAGGCGTGAACACCCCTATCGCCGACATTGAGGTGGGCGACATCATCAACGAAGGGTGCGAGAGCGGACAGTACAAGGTCATAAGCTACTGCGCACTCCAGAGCGACGGACAGTACCAGGTCAGATGGATGCTCCACGAGTCCACCCTGCACAGCTACGAGGCGCTGAACGCAGAATTTGCCGAGGGCGACGCGGTGGAAATCAGCGGATGCACCACCATCGAGGGCAACAACAAGACCGTTATCGTGCGAGAGATAACGACCACCAGCATGACCTTCTACTCCAACACCTTCACCGCCGGGTCTGAGGCGGGCCAGGTAACGCTCAAGAGGTCTGTGCCAGACCTCACCTGCATCTGCGAATGTGATAACCGTATCTGGGGCGCGGCAGGCACCACCATCTACGCCTCTGCGCTGGGCGACCCCAAGAACTTCAACGTCTACGACGGGCTCTCCACGGACAGCTATGCCGTAGCGGTGGGCACCGATGGAGACTTTACCGGGTGCATCGCCTACTCCTCCAGCGTGCTTTTCTGGAAAGAGCACTGCGTACACAAGGTGCTGGGGAGCTACCCATCCAACTATGAAATCTACACCTACACCGTGCAGGGACTCCAGAGGGGCAGTGAGAAAAGCCTTCTCATTATCAACGAGACGCTGTTCTACAAGGGACGCAACGGCGTGTATGTGTTCACCGGCGGCGTGCCGGAGCTCATCAGTGAGAATTTTGGCACCAAGCGCTACTACGACGCTGTTGCCGGGACTGACGGTGAGCGATACTACATCTCCATGCGAGACGATACCGACGCCTGGGGGCTGTTCGTGTATGACACGCTCCGCGGCATCTGGCTGAGAGAGGACGAGACCCACGCAACAGACTTTGCCTATCTGGACGGCACCCTCTACTATCTGGACGGCACCACCAAGAAGGTGGTGGCGACCGGGCAGGATGACGGCGAGGAGGTGCGCATCGACTGGTACGCCACCTTCGCTCCCTTCACGGAGCAGGTGAACGAGCGCAAGTGCTACTCCAAGCTGTATATGAGGCTCCAGGTGGAGAAAGGCGCGTGGATGCAGGTGTTTATCTCCTGCGACAAAGGACCGTGGAAGAAGGTCTGGGCTACCCACGACAGCAAATCCCCCACCATGACGGCACACTTCCGACCGACGCGGTGCGACAGCTTCCGGGTGAAGCTGGTGGGCAAAGGCAGAGTGACGGTCAAGAGCTTCATCCGTGAGTTTGAAGTGGGGAGCGAGGTGTAAGAGATGGCGACCATACTGAGCAAAAGCCCTCCCCCGAACAACCCCAACGACGTGGGCGGCACAGTGAAAAACATCTCCAACTACCTCATCTATCTGCACGAGAACCTTGACTACCTCATCGGGCAGCTCAAGAAAGCGGACAGCGAGACGGCGGCAGCACTGGAGGAAATGAGCGGCAACCTCACCAAGCTGAGCGGCACGGTCAGCTCCCTGGGGAACAACCTCAACACCCTCCAGCAGAGCTACTCCCTGCTGGAGAGGCGTGTTGCCGCACTTGAAAATGCAAGCACATAAGGAGGGAGACCAACATGGCAGTATCCAACTATGACAAGGAACATCTGAGCGCGGAGGAGCAGGCGTTTATCGCCGACCTCACCCAGCAGGCGCAGAGCGGCGCTATCTCCTGGGACCAGGCGCACAACCAGGCGGAGACCATCCGTATGGGCGCAGGCTATTCCGGCGGCACTGACGGCAGTGGCTACAACCCTACCTACGGCGGCTCCATCTACGACAACCAGTACATGACGGAGGACGAGCTGGCATCCATCGCCGACGTGCGTGCCTCTGCGGTCATGGGCGAGACTGACTGGGACAGCGCCCACAGCTACGCGGAAGGCATCCGCGCCAACTACGGCTACTCCGGCGACAGCGACGGAAGCAAGTACATCCCCCTGGCGACTGGGGAAAAATTCACCTATGAGAGCGCCCCGACCTACACCAGCAAGTACTCGGCGCAGATAGACGAGCTGACCCAGGCTCTCCTTAACAGAGACCCGTTCAGCTACGACTACACCCAGGACCCGCTCTACCACCAGTACGCGGAGACCTACACCAGAGAGGGCGACCGGGCGATGCAGGACACCATCGGGCAGGTGGCGGCGCGGACGGGCGGACTTGCAAGCTCCTACGCGACCACCGCAGGAGCCCAGGCGAACAACTACTACATGGCGCAGCTCTCTGACAAAATCCCGGAGCTCCAGCAGCTCGCCTACTCCATGTACATGGACGGATACGACGAGCAGTACCAGAACATCCAGCTACTGATGGCGCTGGAGGAGGGCGACTACAACAAGTACCTCACCCTTCTTGACCAGTACAACACCGACCGCAACTTCGACTACGGCGTGTTCAGCGACGACCGCGCCTACAACTACCAGGTGGGCAGGGATGCAATCGAGGACAGCCGCTACGACACCGAGTGGAACTACCAGGTGGGCAGGGATGCAAAGAACGATGCGCAGGAGCGTATCGACAACTACCTTGCCGCCGGCGGCAAGGCTTCGGAGCTGGACAGCACGCTGGTGGCGGAGAGCGGCTACACCCAGGCAGAGCTCGCGGCTATCGAGATGTACTACTCTCAGCAGGCACAGGCGGCAAAGCAGACCACCTCCGGCGGAGGCGGTGGCGGTGGAGGCAACGGTGGCAACACCGGCTCCGGCAACGACGGCGACGATGCGAGCACTAATCTGTACCAGGCACTGTATGACGGCGGCATCCGCACCGAAGGCGACGCATACGCCTATCTGCTCTCTGCTGGTTACAACACCACGCAGGCCGGCAAGCTGGCAGGCTATTTCTCCGACTGGCTGGACAACGGCGGCGGAGGCAGCATAGCCGGAGGCACAGAGGAAGAAGAAAGCGACGGAACCGAGGAGTACACCATCGAAAATCGCCACGGCGATAGCTGGATTTACATTCCCGGTCATGGTCGTTTCTCTTACCAGGAGGTCTACAACTACGTGGAAAGCGGCAAGGTGAAGGAAACCATCACCGATGATGGCACCATCAGATACACGTGGGTGAACTAAAGGAGGAGCTATATGGCGAGCAGTTTACTGAGAAAAAAGGCTCAAGAACAGGCGAAAAAGGTGGATGAGCTGTACGGCTCCAACGCCTACGGCGGCACCTCCTCTCTGGTTACGCCGACCACGGCGCGGCAGAGCGGCGCAACCTACACGGTCAACGGGGGCGGCAACGGCCTCCCCCGTACCAAGGCGAGCGACTTTCTGACCCGGAAGGCATCGGAGCGTGCGCAGGCTATCGACAAGGAGTACGGTCCCGATGCCTACGGTGGAAGCACCTGGACGGCGCTGAACAAGGAGGAAGGCATCAACAGCTATCTGGACAGCGTCAGCTCTCTATCTGAGCGGCTGGGCAACGACTTCGACAGCAGAAACGGCGTGTATCAGAGTCTGGACAGCTTCACCTCTTATCGGGATGATACAGACAACGAAATCACTGTGCTCCGCAACCGCGGAAACATCTACCGCGACTACTTTGCGGAGAACCGTGACCTCTACGGCGACGAGATTGTTGACCAGATACTGGCGGCACTGGATGATACGGATGCGTGGCTCAGCGGCGCAAGCACCGGGCTCCAGAATGAGTATGACTACTGGGCACAGTTCGAGGACGAAACTGCCTACAATACCTTCATCCAAGGGCAGAGCTACGCCGACCTTGTGAACGCGGAGGACTTTGCGGAAAAGAGCCGCTACGACGCAGAGGCGAACAAAACCGGCGTCACTCGTGAGCGATGGGACCCAGAGACAGACACCTTCTGGGACCTGTTCAAAGTGCCGGAGGGCGTTAACCTCGCCGGGACCATATTGACGGGAGATGGCGGCGGCATCGTGTACGACGACACCGGCTATAAGGACCTGCTTTATGCCTATATCAACGGTGACGAAAATGCCGGTGCCATCATCCGCAACAACGACGCGGAGATGTACGGCGCAGGCAGCGGCGCTCTGGGCAGAGTGTGGGCATACGCCACGGAGGGCGAACAGCAGGCGAAGCAGATGACCGATGAGGAAATCGGCATCTTCAACTACCTGTACGCCACCCAGGGCAAGGATGCCGCCTATAATTACTACTACTTCATGCAAAACGAGCTGAACTACCGCAACCGACAGGCGGACGAGGAGTACTGGGCATCCTACGCCAATGAGCACCCGGTGGGCTCCTCTGTTTTCAGCGTGCTCATGTCCCCGGCGAAGGGGCTGAGCTATGCGATGCAGGGTGTGGACTATCTGACCACGGGCAGTATCGACGAGAACGACCCCTACAACAAGTTCAGCTATATCCCCTCTGCTATCCGCACGGAAGTGGCGGAAAACATCGAGGCGAGCGGAAACTGGGGAAGCGTGGGCTCCTTCGCCTACAATACGGGCATGAGCATGGCGGACTTCCTTTTCA